ACCGACTCACCGGTAAGGCGAGTAACGAACGGGTCAATGGATTGGATCGATCTCACGACCGTTCCATCCACGAGCCCAACATAAGTGGCGACAGCCCCCACGGATGTAAGCACCACCCCAGGCAGAAGCCCGGACAGTGTAATGGCGGCATTCGTGGCCCAGGCCACATCATCCAATGCGCGCTCCGGAGATTGATCCCAGAACGCATCGCCAGTCAGCGGTTGCGGCTCAGGTAGCCCTAAGAAGTCCCCTAACTCAGCAAAGGGACTACCGGTTTCACTTGAAGTCGGCATTTGTCACTCCTTGTAGAACAATTATTTGTCGCGCTTAAAGAGTTCCCGGATGAACCAGTAAATACCCCGCAGCAGCGTTACAAATGCCACTGCGATATACAGCAAGAACCGAACGGTTGATCGCCGCATATGGAACCCTCCGACAAATGTCAACCTAGGTTCAGTCCGGAATGGAAAGCAGGACGGCTTTAGCCACGAGCCGACCCTGACCGTCTCGATGATACTGGATTTCCAACCGGACAATCACACCGTTTTGGGGCATCTCGATCTTGGCCAGTTCAGTGTCAATGACACTGACGGCAGCATCTCTGATGCGAGAACACAACAGCGGACACATACAGCCTCCAGGTTGAATGACCACGGTTAGAACAGACCGGAGGTAACAACCCCCCGGATTGCAACATCCCAAGCTACAGCCTGGGAGACTTAGAAGGCATTACAGGGTTCGGCGCTTACGCGCTCTCTTCACCAACGTTTGAACGACCGGACTCCATAGCAGTGCGCGGACAGGGAGCTTTCCCCGCTCCCCATTACCCACATCCAGTAGCTCGTTCGCTAGATAAACCTCTGCATCCAACCGGAGGATCTTCTCCAATCCAGCTTCGCGCAGATATTCATCCTTACTCCACAACCAAAGGCACGCCTGCTCGAACCTGGGATGGTTCGCGCAATTGTTCAGTTGCTGGAGCGACCTGTAGGTCTCAAACTGACTGCACCAACCTGTACGCCCGGCCGGAGCGCGCTCATACGCCATCATGTTCGTCAGAGCGCACATAACGGGCCGTACACCTCCGTACAAACCTAACTCGTTGACCACATCGGTTCGATGGTGCATCTTCAAATACACAACCTCGCGCGTGGATAACAAGTTCTTACCCGGTGCAATCTTAATGATCATTCCCAGCTCATTCAGCAAGTGCCCCGCTAATTCAGCCATATCGTCGACCCCATCAAACGTGTAGAGACCATCATCTCCTTGAACACGACAGTCGACAACGCGCCCACCACACATGTGTGCAGCGAACGCAATAGCCCACAGGTTACACAAGCTGTCGATCAGGTTCGTAAGGACGGAACCCGATGGGACTCCCCGCATTCTTTCTGAACCGCTGATGAAGCGGTCCGGCACGATGAGTCCACTCCCCTTAAAACTCGCGTGACAAAAGTTAATAAGGGGTTTAGCTGAATCCTCAAACCAAGAGGCGACCACGGAAAAGACCCGATCGATCACCTCAAACGGGACATGGGCATCGAACCCCGTGAAATCTAACGAGAGCATTTCACGCCCGTTGGCTCCCCGCATAAACTCGGTGACTGACACATCCGTCCCGCTTTGACCCAGCCAGGCACAGAACACTGGGTTACTAGATAGTGCGGTAAAGATGGGCATGTACATGGATTTCTCCAAGTTAGCCAAAACCCGAGACCACTGCGTTAGGAACCTCGTCTTTGAGTACATACCCGGACCCCTAGCCACGCTCCTAGCCCCTATCAGACCAGGGAAGCGTGTCGACTCACTAAGGGGATAGCCTTCCTCCTTGATTCTCAATGACTCAAGGAAGTAGCTGCGCCAATGCGCTTTACTCGTGACGAAATGAGGATAGCCAAGGCCGGTATTTCCAAAGCTCGTTGACGCAACCGCCAACGACGCTACCTTCAGGTAGCCATTACGCTTCGGATGATACATGGACCTAACAAATCCGTCTGCGTACTTAGCGGCAGCCGCCTTACGGCCGGTCAGCCGCACGTCATGTGCTACCAGAACCACATCCACCTGATCCTTAATCGAATCCCCCACCGTGACTGGAACGTCCCAGGGAGGTCGCCAAGAAACAGGGCCGTGCTTCTTCTGGTAGTCTAATTCAGACATACGCAGATACTCAGCTACAGTGTCGAGATCACAACACTGCCACAAACTCTGTGCAGTAGTAGCCCTAGCTGCTGTTTTATCAGCCGCCGGCTCTCTTGCTGCGGGTCCTATTAAGGACGTCGCGTAGTCGTTTGGCACGCCGGCTCGGAACATCCCAAGAAAACACTTAAGGCGATTTCTCGCCTCGGGCATCGTC